ACTGGCAATATGCAGACTATCAAGGAAAATGCACACTATATTGCTGTGGAAGACCTACAAGGTAATTTGATTCCTGCTATTTATGCGGTTTTGAAGACTTACACCGATTACGCTGGTGCTGTGGATGCCTAATGTTTGGAGCTACAGCCTTTGCTCAAGCACCATTTGGAGCTGTTAATCAACAGCTTCAAATAATTTTAGTTGTATCTAATTATTTAAATTTAGGTGCTTTAAACAATTTTGTTTTAAACAACACTGCTTTAAACAGCAGTACTCCCTATGGAGTGTTGTCTACATCTACTGTGTTAAAAGCTATAGGTAAAACTTTATTGTTTTCATCTACGTCTACAACTACTTTAATTAAATCTATTTTTAAATTGCTTAGTGTTGTATCTACAAGTACTGCTACTTTAGTACGTAGTGTTTTAAAACTGTTGTCTGTAACTAGTACGTCTACTATTAGCATAGTTAAAGCTGTTGTTAAATACATAACAACAACTGGTACATCTACAGTTATTTTGTTAAAAACTTTTATTAAATCTTTGGTTGTAACTAGTGTGTCTAGTGTAAATATTGTTCTTACTTATCTTAAAACATTAGTACTAACATCTGTAAACACTGCATCTGTTTTAAAGACGGTAAAAGTTGTTAGGTCTATAGCGTCTAGCACTACTGCTACTATATTTAACCTTAGAGCTAAAATGCTTACAGTTGTTGTAAGTTCTACAGCTACTATGTTTAAACAAATAGCTAAGTTGTTTACAATTTTATCTAGTACAGCAACAACTATAGCAACACGTACTGCTAGGTTTGTGTTACTAGTAACAACAGTTTATACTACTGTCGTAAGCTACATTCACCAAGTTCTACCAAACGTTGTAGACACAATCTTTGTACCAACAAAGAAAGTTGCTATTAGAGTTGCTGGATTTGTTAGCATACTAGTTAGACCAAAAAAGACTAATGTAGTTGCTTCAAAACAGGATGACATATATGGCTGAAAGCTTCTCTTATAAATTTACTGCTGAAATTAAACCACTATCGTTTGACTTTAGTCAGGTGTTAGCTAGTGGAGAAACATTGTCTACAGCTACTTGTGCTGTTCTTGTTATAGATGGAACAGACTCTAACCCTTCTAACATATTGTCTGGTGGGGCTACTATCATAGGAACTAAGGTATACCAACAAGTACAAAATGGTGTAGCTGGAGTTACGTATAGACTTGTTGCTACTGTGACTACTAGTGCTAGTAATACTTTAGTTGCTTTAGGCGACTTACCTGTGTATAGTACAACAGAAGTACAATAATAATGTCTTACAAACCTAGATGGGACAATGGTAGTTGGAACGTCATCTGTGACGTATGTGGTCGCCAATACAAAGATAGCGAACTACAACTCCGTTGGGACGGGTTTATGGTTTGTAGTGGTGACTGGGAACCTAGACAACCACAAGACTTTGTGCATGGTGTAGCAGATCTTCAAGCCCCTAAATGGGCTAGACCAGAGCAAACAGATTACTTTATTTTTTTACCAAAAAGTACAACAGCTTTAAATGGGTCAGCACTTAACATTTTGGCAATAAATAAAAGTAGTAACAACTAACAAGGAATTCTTATGGTAATGAAATTTACTAATAACGCAACAACTACTCTAGCATCTAACATTACTAGTTCTGCTACTAGTCTTACAGTGTCTGCTAGTAGTGGTTCTTTGTTTCCAACATTAGGTGGTAGTGATTATTTTTACTGTACGCTTGCTAACACAAGTGGTGCTATTGAGATTGTTAAAGTAACGGCTAGGTCTACAGATACGTTTACTATTACTCGTGGACAAGATGGAACTACTGGTCAAGCTTGGAACTCTGGAGACAAAGTTGAGTTACGTTTAGTTGCTGCTAGTCTTAATGACCTCCCAAAATTAGATGAAGCTAACACGTTTACAGGTGCTAATGCTTATGGTACTCCTGCTTCTATAACACTAACTAACGGTACAGGTTTATCTTTAACAGCAGGTGTTACTGGTACTTTACCAGTGGCTAATGGTGGAACGGGTGTTACAACATCTACTGGCTCTGGTGCTAATGTATTAGGTACATCTCCAACAATTACAACTCCCACTATCAATTCACTTTCATCTGCATCTGCTACTGCGTTAACTTTGCAGTCTGCTGGCACTACTGCGATTACTGTTGATACTAGTCAGAATGTGGGGATTGGTACTAGTTCTCCTGCAACAAAATTAGAAGTGGCATCACCAGCGGCAACACCTGTTGTTTTGCGTCTTGCATCTAACAAGACTGGTACTGGTGCTGGAGACAAAGGCAGATTAGATTTCTATTCTGCTGACAATTCAGGAACTGCGTATCAACTTGGCTATATGGATGTTGACAGGTCTGATGGAACGGGTACAGCATCGTACATCTCTTTTGCAAATAGAGTTTCTGGCACAGTCGCAGAGCGTATGCGTATCAACTCTGCTGGTCTACTCCAATTCAACTCAGGCTATGGCTCTGTTGCTACTGCTTACGGATGTCGTGCTTGGGCTACTTTTAATACTGTTGCTGTAACAATTACAGCAAGTGGAAATGTTAGTTCTGTCACCAATTTTGGAACTGGAGACAATTCCATAGCATTTACTACTGCAATGGTTGATGCAAATTACTCAATAGTTGGTTCAACTATTAAGGGTGCGGGTGGGCCAAGTGCCTCTAATAGCGGATGGGTAACTATGGGGGAAGGGCCGTCTACAACCGCAACGGGTGTTGGGACTCTTAATGGTAGTGGCTCAGTAGTAAACCGCACTTATGTTTATGTTGCTGTTTTTAGATAAGGAAACAAAATGACACAAAAAATAATTTATATAACTGATGATGGTCGATTGGCTATTGTTATGCCAACACCAGAATGTTTAGAAACATACACCATTGAAGAAATTGCTTTAAAAGATGTACCTTTTGGCAAACCATTCAAAATCATAGAACATTCAGAAATTCCAACTGACAATACTTTTAGAGATGCTTGGGAAGTTGACCCCTCAATATTGACTGATGGTGTTGGTGCTGAATCAAATGAATTTCCATTAAGAGGTTAAACATGATTACAACCAACATTAGCAAAGCCAAGGCGTTAACAAAAACTCGCTTGCGTGAAGAGCGTGAGCCATTATTGGCAACACAAGATGTATTGTTTCAAAGGGCGTTAGAAACAAATGCAGACACAACTGCAATCGTTGCGGAGAAACAGCGTTTGCGTGACATTACTAAATTGGTTGATTCTGCAACAACAACTGACCAATTAAAGGCATTGTCATGTTAAACACACAAGCCGAAACAATCAACGCACAATCCGCAGCACTAGCTGCTCTAACCGCCCGTGTGGTGGCTTTAGAGGCTAAATAATGTCTTCTAACTACAGCATTAATAGAGATCAAATTATTTCTTTAGCTCTTAGAAAGCTAGGAGTACTTGAGATTGGAGATACTCCAGACGCTAACAGCGTTGCTAATGCTGCCATGTCTTTAAACTTGCTTATTAAGCAATTCAATACTGATGGTTTAAAGCTATGGAAAGTATCTGAGCTTATTGTTCCTCTTGTATCTGGTCAGACTAGCTACACCCTAGGTGGTAGTGGGTCTGCAACTATGTACGATGCTTTAGCACCTACTGTAGCTATCACAGACAAACCTCTAAAGGTTATCCAAGGGTTTTATAGAAACATAACCTCTACACCTGTTGTAGATACACCAGTGTTACTAGTATCAAAACAAGAGTACAACGTCTTAGGATCTAAGTTCTCTACTGGTACTGCTAACACTATCTTCTATGATGCTCGTAAGTTAAATGGTATCTTGTATGTATACCTAACCCCTGACACTTATGCTCAAAACAACTTACAGATGCACCTAGTAGCTCAGATGCCTATCAATGACATCAACCTAGCTACTGAAGTACCAGACTTCCCTAACGAATGGATGAACTGTTTGGTATGGAACCTAGCAGACCAGTTGTCTATGGAGTATGGTGTACCTATGAACTCTAGACAAGAGATAGCTCAAAGAGCTATGGCTTACAAGACACAGATGTCTGACTGGGATGTAGAGGCTTACAGTACATTCTTTGCTCCAGACTTTAGATCTACATCTCCTAACTCTTACGGACGATAACTATGGCTACGGAACGTATCCCGTTAACGCAGCCTATAGAGTCCCGTGATGGGACTTTTGCTAAAGACTCTTACTCTTCTAATTGTGTCTTTGAGACTAGAGATCAGAAGAGAGAGTTTGTTAAACGACCTGGACTAGTTGTAGCTAAGCAAGTTGTATCTATTACACCTCCTGCTTATACACCTAGCCAAGGGTTAGCTGCTTTTAATAACAGATTGATTGCTGTTATTAATAACACTGTGTATAGCATCAATCCTAGTTCTAGTTACGCTGTAGCTAACCTAGGTAGTACGTCTAGCACTACTAACCAAAGCTACTTTGTTAAGACGTTCTTAGATACCTACTTGTTCTTCCACAATGGAACTACAGGGTATTTACTTAACCAGTCATTTGGTTTTGTATCTATGACTACCTTGCCATCATCTCCGTATGTAGCTGGGTGTGTATTCTTAGACAACTATGTCTTTCTTGGTACTAGTAACAATCGTATCTACAACTGTAATCTTGGTGACCCAACTACTTGGGATGCTCTTAGCTACATTAGCTTTGAACAGACTGCTGATAACTTAGTCGGTATCTGTAAACACCTTAACTACCTTGTAGCTTTTGGTAGTGTTAGTACCCAGTTTTTCTACGATGCTGGTAACGCTACAGGCTCTCCTTTGGGAGTAGCCCAAAGTTATACCTCTGAAATTGGTTGTGCTAGTGGTGACTCTATTGTGTCTACCAGTAACACAGTGCTATGGGTTGGTACTAGCAAAACCTATGGTCGTTCTGTTTACATAATGGATGGTGTAGCAGCTATTAGGGTTTCTACTAACCACATTGACAAACATCTTGAGGCTGATGGTCTAAGTAAAGTACGTGCTTATTGCTATACTTTTGGTGGACATACCCTGTACATTCTTAGTTTGCTTAATACTAACCAGACATTGGTGTACGACATTAATGAGAAGATGTGGTACAACTGGACTCAATACTCTATACAAAGTAATGACCAACCTCATCCAGGTACATACCAAGAGTCTTACTTTAGACCTACCTTTTACACTCAACTTAACGGTACTCCGTACATCCTAGATGATGACACGGCTACTATCTATTACTTTGATACTGGCACTTACCAAGATGCTGGTCAACCTATCTACTGTAGAACAGTTACAGACATTCTTGACAACGGAACTACTAAACGTAAGTTCTATGGCAGGTTAGAAATCATTGGAGATAAGGTTGCTGGAACTATGCAAGTACGTCACAGTGGTGACGACTATCAAACTTGGTCTAGCTACAGACCTATAGACCTGTCTGCTAGTAGGTCACAAATATATCTCAGTGGAGCTGACAGACGTAGAGCTTGGGAATTTCTTTGCACTAGCAACTGTTCTTTGCGTCTAGACGGAGCTGAGGTAGACTTCAGAATAGGCGAGATGGATCAAGAGCAACAAGTTGGCGGTGGACGCTATAGGAAGTAAAATGGTTACATATCAGGTCGAAGAGTTTAGTCAATGTATCCCTGAAGTCAGACTACATTTAGACGAACACTATGAAGAACTGAGTGTTACTAAAAACGGATTTCCTCTAGACCCAGACTGGGATGCTTACGATAGGATGGAGAAGCAACAAGCACTAAAGATAGTGACTTGTAGAAAAGACGGGGAGTTGATAGGCTACATATTTTTTTTGTTGCACTACAACCTCCACTACAGAACAATGCTTACGGCTGCTGAAGATATTTATTATCTAAAGAAGAGTGAGCGCAAAGGTAGAGTTGGCATCAAACTATTTAAGTTTGCTGACGACTATTTAAAATCAATCGGTGTTAAAAGAGTAATACTTGGTACTAAAGTACATCTAGATAACTCTAGGTTGTTTGAGTACCTTGGTTATACCTTTTTTGAAAAATTGCATTCTAAGATGCTATAAGGGGTTTGTATGGGAGTTACTGCTTCTGTTGTTGGTATTGCTTCGGGGATTAACTCCCTTACAGGAGGCGGTGTAACTAGTGCTTTAGGACTAGGTGGTGGTACACAATCTGTAGGTGGTGGTGATACGTCTACTGCTTCTGGTGCTCAGGCTGCTGCTGATCCATTTGCTCAGTACAGGTCTAACCTTGGAGCACTATATGCTGGTGCTTTAACTACTGGTAGTGGGGTAGATCCTACTAAACTCCCTGGGTATAGTGCTTATAAAACAGGTGTTATGGACCCTGCTTTAGAAACATCTAAACGTAGTGCTGCTGCTAGTGGTCAGCTGTATTCAGGTGGTGAACAAATAGGGCTACAGAAGACTGCTCAACAAGGTTACTATGGCTTTATGACTGATTACCTTAACAGATTAGCCCAAGGTTCTGGTGCTACTCAAAATCCTGCTCAAGCAGCTGCTTTAGGTGTTCAACAAGGCAACATATCTAGTGCTGGTGTTATGCAAGGATTAGGTGGCATTGCTACAGGTATATCTGGTTTGTATGGTGGAACTAATACTATGGGTAATGTTCCTTATACAGGTGGCAACGCTAACACACAGTATGGATACGGAGTAGGTAGCTTACTGTCTGGTACTTCTGGTATTGGAGATTAAGTATGGCATACCTAATGAGTGACGTAGCAGCTGGCAGTAATGCAGCTCTACAGTTACAACAAAACATGGCTGCTGCACCTGATGTGCAACAACAACAAGCTAATATTATGCAAGAGCAACAGCTCAAGCTACAACAAGAACAAGAAAATGTTCAAAAAACTAGGCTTAGTAATTTACAGTCTGATACAGGCATTAAAGCTGACGCTGACATTAAAAACAAAGTACAAGCTCTTATAAAAAATAAAGACTATGTAGAGTCTAGTCCTTCTGACCAAGTGCTTAAACTTGCTTCTTTGTATGGTGAAGCAGGTAAGACAGAAGACATGGCTAAATTAATAAAGTCTTCTGGTGATATTGCAGCTAAAGAAATAGCTAACAAACAAAAACAATTGGATCTTCATTCTCAAGAAGTAGGAAATACTTTTGCTGTTATTGATGCTCTTAAAACTCCTGAGCAAAGAGACAACTTTTTTAAAGAAATGCAAGAGAAAAAACCTGAACAATATAAAACAATGGTTGACCAGATTGGTCCAAATACTTTTGCAAAGATGTCTTCTGAAGAAAAACAAGCTGCTCTTAAGGGGCTTATGCTTAATGCTAAAGGTCAATTGCTAACACAATTAAAACAACAAGATTTAGAAAGAACTTTAGAAATACAAAGATTAAAAAACGAACAAGCTGATCGTAATAATTTTGTAAAGCTTCAAGCAAGAGCTATGGGTCTTGATGATGAAGGTAAATCTTTTAATAGTGCTACAGCGCAAATTGAAAAGATAGAAATAAGGGCTGAGCGTTCTCCTGAACGTAAGGCTCTTGTTGAAGCTAAAAATGTTGCTGATAGAAAAAGTGCTGCTAGGTTTTTTAGTTCTAGTAGAAGCGATAGTGACGAATACATTAAAGCTAAAAATGCTTTAGATGAATACGACCTTAAGATTGCTAAAGAAAAATTACGCATTGCTACTAGCCACAAATCTTATAAAGGTCAAGATGCCGACATTGAAATGTTTAAAAAAGAAGTTCAATTGTTTGGTGGTGATGTAGATGAACCAACCCCACCACCAGCAAAAGATAAACCAACATCTACTGCTGCTCCTACTGCTGAATTAACTAAGACTACAGGAACTGGTACAGCAACTTCTCCTCTTTCTATGCCTCAGTCTGCTGATCAACTTGTTGATGGCAGTTACTATCAAACTGCTAAAGGTACTCTTGTTTGGGACAAAGCATCAAGTACTTTTATAGAACCCAAAAAAACTAAAGCAGACACTACTAGATATATAAGAAAAAAAGGTGTTCGTGGTAATTGGGAATACACAAAGAGTCCTAGAGGAATGACTAAAGCTGAGTATGCAGAACTAGACAAAAAGAAAAAGGAATAACCTATGGCTGGAATCTCCTTTGAAGAAGCTACAGGTGCTGAACCTTCTAAGTCTCCTAGCAAAGGTGTTTCCTTTGAAGAAGCTGCTGGTAAAAAAGTTCCTAGTAACAAACCTGTTGTTGCGGCTAAACCAACACAACAACTTACTCAACCTTCAACTACATCTGGGTTAGCTACATTTGCTAGAGAAGCTGGATTAAACGTACCTGCAACTATGGCAGGTATAGGTGCTGGTGAACTTGTAGCTGGTACTGTAACCCCCTTAGCAGGTCCTATAGCTGGTGCTGTAGCAGGTGTTGTGGCTGGTGGTGCTGTAGGCTTTGGTGTTAACTACCTTGGTGAGTCAGGCCTTAATGCTTTAGAAAGCATGGATCCATTAGCCCAACGCTTTATGAAGCTAGTTGGTGTTGATAAAGCTAC